CCACCAGCAGCATCGCGTGCGACCAGCGACGCGTACGCGCGATGACCGCGCCGTCCACCGTCACGGCCCACCACACGTCACGAGCGACGGGCCAGGAGCGGGCGGGAGAGACCGGTTCACCTTGACCTCAGGACGTGCCGCACGATCGCCCTGGCCAGCGACGACGCGCCCTCGCTGCCGCCGCTCTCGCGCACGTGCTCGGCCACAAAAACGGGCGCCTCGTGCCGAGGCATCTCCGGGGGGATGGCGTCGAGGGCGATGGCGACGAGCGCGAGCTCGTCGACGGCGGGGGTCTGGTTCTTCTTCGACATGGTGTCACCTACCGTAGTGCTTTCGGATGAGGGCGTCAGCGCGGGCGCGGTCGAGGTCGGTCGGCTCGCACCGCCCGGTCGGCTTGACGAGCGGGACGCTACGGGTGCGGCGTCGGCGCGGCCGAACGTCAGGCGCGTCGGTCGCCTCGAGTTCGTCGGCGAGCTCGCGCAGAAGGGCGGCGATGCGGGGGGCGTTCATCGGGCGCCCCGTCGGCGTGCTTCGCCAAGCCTGCGGTTTGCGCAAGTTTGACAGCGAGGCGGCGCGCCGTTGCGTGCGGCTACCGCGCTGGCGTACATCGCGTGACGGCCGAGAGTCTTCAGGCAGTCTGCGCACGCGACGCTAGCCTTCGGCTTTCGTGAGAGTCGCGACTCTACGGATTTGCGCTGAGCCGCGCGAAGGCGATCCTTCGCGACAGGTTTGCGCCTGGAGTTCATGCGGCGACGCTCATCGTCGCCCATGCCGCGCCAGTCGTCAGCCGCGCGCGCTACCTTGCACGAGAAGCAGATGCCCACTCCGATCTGCTTTCCGTGGTTTAGCCAGGTGGCTCGCGATATCTTGTTTGAACACCCCTCTACCGAGCACGGTACGCAGAAGTTTTTCGGCGGGCACGTCTTTGCCACCGTCCCGCGTTGGCGCACCGGCAGCGCGCGTCCGCACAGTTCGCAGAAGGCAACGCTAGGCCGCTTCCCGTCGCCGACCTCGAGTTCGATCTTCGCCGTCTCTAGGATCCCCCGCTGCACGTCGGCGAGCGTCGCGTGCCGCACGACCTCGCCGGTCGCCTGGTCGTACACCTTCACGACGCGCTTCGACGCGCGCTCGCTCTGCGCCCGCAGCGACGGCGCTACATCGGCCGCGAGCGCGAGCCGCTGCGCCTTGTTCATGCGCTCGCCGCCGTCGTCCCTCACGTCAACGCCTCCGTCGGCACGAGCTCGTCGAGCGTCACGTCGAGCGCCTCGGCGATCTGCGCGAGCACGTACAGTGGGCACGGCGTGATGCCGTCCTCGATGCGGTTCAGCGTGCCCGAGGAGATGCCGAGCGCCTCGGCCATCACGCGCAGCGACGCGCCCGAGGCCATGCGCGTTGCCTTGATGCGGTCGCCTACGTGCGCGTTGAACGCGATACGCTTGCCGTCGGGGTGTTTCACTGGATCACCTCCACCTCGAACGGAAACGCCTTCGTCGCGTCGGCGAACACCGACTTCGTCCACGCCTTCGCGCTCGCGTCCCACGCGAACCCGCACGCCTGAAGCTGCGCCTTCGTCTCGGCCGCCTCCGCCTCGGTGACCTTCCACGGCGGCGGCGTCTTCGCGACGACGCGCACCTTCGGCCGCGCCGCCTGCATCAGCATGTCGGCGACGTCGAACCCCATCTCGTGACACCGCTCTAGCAGGCGCTCGATCAGCTCGCAGTCGGTCAGCGCGCGGTGCGCACGCGCGACGCCGAGCCCGTGGTCGAGCGCGATGTCGACGAGCTTTCGCTTCCGCGAGTGCGGCCACTCGACATCGGCCATCGTGCAGACCCACGGCTTGCCCTGGTCCCATCCGGGCGGCGTGAAGCCACGGTCGAACGGCGCCGAGTGCGCGACGATGGCATCGACGGCGGCGACCCATCCGTCGAGGCGCGCCCACACCGACGCGGCGTCGGGGCCGACGACGACCGCCGCCTCGGGGATGCCGTTGATGTGGTGCGCAGGGTTGTCGGGCGCGCCGACGATCGCCGAGTACGCGTAGCGGCGCGTCGCGTGCTCGACCGACCAGAGCACGGCGCCGACCTCGACGACCTGCGACGTCGCGTGATCAACCCCGGTCGTTTCGGTGTCAAGAATGAGAATGTTTTTCATGGTCGAGGTGCGACGAGTCGAACGTCGCCACGGCGGAAGGAGGGAAGGGGGGAGGGATCCCTCTCGTGTGACCGTGTCTCCGAGAACCCCGTTAGTGCCGGTGTCGGGCGCGCGACCGGCGGCACGCTGAATACGTCGCGACGGGGAGTGAAGCCGTCCACGACTTGTGCCCGAGTCTTCGGCTACAGCGCGTAGCCTCCGCCCTGCTTCGGCGCAGCCGCAGCCGCCGGCGCGCCGCCGGCCTGCTTCGCGGCGGTCTTCAGCGACGCCATGAAGGACCGCTTCTGTCCGTCGGTCATCGTGTCCTTCAGCGTGACCTTGCCGCCGCCGGTGAGGATCTCGACCTTCAGCTTCTCCTCGCCCTGATAGGTCTCGTACTTCACGACGACGTCGACCTCGTTCCGGTCGATGCCCGGAAACGACGGGTCGTCGCTGCTCTCGTCCCACCCGAGCGCGCGCAGGCGGTCGATGCTGAACGGCTTCGCCGCGTCGCTGAAGAAGAGAAACGTCGTGAAGGTGCGCCCGAGCGCGGGGATCTCCACGTCGATCGCGACCTGGTCGCCGCCGCTCCTCGTCATGCCGAGCTGCGCCGAGCCCGCGACGCCGCGCCCCTTGTACGTTCCAGCCGGAATCTTCTCGCTCATGATCAGGTCTCCTCTTTCTTCGACAGCTTCGACAGCTTCGACGCGACGGCGTTCGCGATCTCGATGACGTTCGCGTTCGGGTCCGCCAGCCACGCCCGTACCGTCAGCTCGGTCGCACGGTCGCCGAGCTCGCGCAGGCCGGCCTCGATGCGCTCGATCGCCTCAGCCTTCCGCGTCGTGCCCTCAGCCTTCGCCTCGACGAAGGCCGCCCACGACAGCGGCAGCTCGGCCGGCAGGCACCAACGATTCCCGGCGTCATAGGCCGGCGTCCACTCGGTGTAGAGCAGCCGCGCCGCCGACCCGTACGCCTTCGCCTTCTTCGTCGCCGGGTCGACCTTGCCGTAGCTCTCGCGCTTCGCGAACAGGATCGCGTCGACCCACTGCTTGAACAGCCCGGCCGCTTCCTTCTGCATCGCGAGCTCGTATCGCTCGTACCCGGCGCCCTCCGGGTCTTCGAACTTCTTCACGTGTGCGTGCGCGCAGAGGATCACGTTCAGCCCGGCGCCCCACGCGCGCTCGAGGGCGACCTTCATGAGGCGCCAGCGGTCGATGGCGGCCGACGCTCCGCGGCCGTAGCCGCCGCCCCACTCGGCGAGCGACTTGCCGCTGTCGCCGACGACGTCGGCCACGACGAGCGCCTCGATCCAGTTCAGCGGGTCGACGACGAGCGTCTCGATGCCGGCCGCGCGGCCGTTCGTAGCGACCTCGTCGATGCCGTCGAGCACGTCGCGAAACGTGTCGGGCTGCGGCAGCCGCCTGATGGCGAGGTGATCGGTGCCGGCGTCGGCGCCGAGCCACACCGGCGACGGCGCGCCGGCGGCGAAGGTGCTCTTTCCGATCTTTTCGGATCCGTAAATCAAGACACGCATCGGCGTCTGGCGGATGCCGTTGCTCGTGTTCGCGAGCGACATGCGCTTCGCGGGCGCGGCGGCGGGCGTTTTCTGTAGCGTCTCGACGTTCATGACTTCGTCACCTCCAACTCTTCATGCGCCGTCTCGGCCACGCGGTAGCGCAGCGGATCGGCGAGCGACGCGGTGCCGGTGCACGCGTCGAAGTAGTCGCACGTGCGGCCGTAGCGAACGCACGCGTCGACGTTGCGCGGGTAGCGCCCGAGGCGCTCGGCCTCGCGGATCGACTGCGCGATCATCCACGCATCGGCCGCGCCTGCGCGCTCGTCGTCCTCGGTGCGCACGACCTCGCCGCGCACGTAGTACCGCTCGGGCTTCTCGGCGATGTCCTCGAGCAGCCGCGCGCGGTACTCGTCGGGCGTCTCGTCGCGGTCGCGCTGGTTCGCGTACAGCGTGCCGTCCGCCTTGAACTTCCTCGACTCGATCGGCGTCGCCTTGTACGGCTTCAGCGACGGCTTCCGGATGACGTCGTACAGGCACCCGGCGACGTCGTACCCAAGCGAGCGCGCGCCCGCGTAGTAGGTCGAGACCTGCGAGTCGAGGCGGAGGCGCTGCCAGTACGGCGAGCCCGCGTCGACGTCCTCGCTGGTCGTCTTGTGCTCGACAATCCACACGCCGTCATCGCGCTGCGCGACCGCGTCGATCTTGCCGCCAAGGCGGTACGTCTTGCTCGCGGCGCCGGTCTTCGGGTTCCGCAGCTCGGTCTCGAACTGCACCTCGACGGCGAGCACCGACAGCGCCTCGCCCTCCCATCGGGCGTGGTAGCCGATCATCAGCGCCTCAGCCTTCGCGAGCTCGAACGGGTCCGACTCCGACCGGCGCAGCGCCTCGAGCGCGGCGTCGAGCGAGACCGTCGACCACCACACCTCGAGCCCGGCGTGAACGAGCGTGCCAAAGCGAAGCGCCTCGGCGCGCAGGCGCGGCCGCACCTTGCGGCGGTAGGCGATGTCGTGCTCGACGACGCACCGGCGGAAGGTGCGCATCTCCGAGTTGCTGAGGATCGGGAGCCGCTTCTTAGAGACCGGCTCGACCTGGTCGCCGAGCGTCACAGCGCACCGCCGAGGTCGACCCACTCCGGCACGATCGCGAGCATCGCGTTACATCGCTCGCGCGCAGCCCGCAGCACGGGCGCCGTGACCTGCCATCGGTTGTGGCGCCCGAGGTAGCGGCGCGCGCTCGTGTACGCGCGCCGCCGCAGGCGCGCCAGGATCTTGCGGTCGCGCCTGGTCACGACGCCACCGCCGACAGCTCGCCGCCGAGCAGGCAGTCGAGGATCGCGTCGACCTCGAGCATCGACAGCATGCGCCGCGCGAGCGTCGACCCGCACGGGCAGTTGCGGAGCTCGAGCGCGGGCTCGTCGTCGACGAGCTGCCAGCGCCCGACGTACGGCAGCGCGCGCCACGCCGCGGCGTCATGCACGCGACCGCACGCGCATCGCTTGTCGATGTCGTCCGAGTAGCGATCGCACTCGCACGGGTGCAGCCCGCACCGGCACGTCACGACGACACCGCCACGCCGAGCGACTCCTCGGCGACGATCGAGTGCAGCACCTCGCGCGCCCTCGCGAGGCGCACCGCCTCGACGGGAGCGTCGAGGTACAGCGCCTTTGTGGCGTCGCCGGCGGCCTGCTCGAGCAGCCACCCGGCGAGTGACGCGGCCGTCGTCCACGACCCCGCGCGACGCGCCGCGCGCGCATTCGCCTCGATGATGTCTCGTGTCTGACGCATGGGTTCCTCCCACGCTCGACGCCGCAGAGGTGCGGCGACAGCGTGGCTAAACCCTTAGCCGCGCCTAAGGCGCTAGTCAAGCGCCTGACGAAAAATCGTCACGGCACGCGCTGACGAACGCGTGCGTGAGCGCGTCAACCTCGCGGTCGGCGTCGAGCGTGCAGCACAGCACGATCGTCGTCGCGCCGTCGTGGCGCACGACACGCGCGCTCACGTCTCGAACGTGCACCGACGTTGCGAGCGCGTCGAGCGCGTCGAGCTTGACTAGGCCCTTCGTCACAGCTAAGGGATTAGTCACCATGTCGCTCGCGTCTAGACTCCGTACGCTCCGAGAGATCGCAGGCGTCTCGGCTCGCGAGGCGAGCGCGCTCGCCGGGCTCTCGCCGTCCCACGTCGCGCTGCTCGAGACCGACCGGCACCGCGCCACGACCGACACCGTCGCCGCCATCGCGCGAGCGTTCGGCGTGTCGATCGACTGGCTCGTCGCAGGCGACGGCAAGGCGCCGACGGCGAGGGCGGTGCGCACCTCGGTCGAGGCGGCGCGCGGTCGAGCACGGGCGATCGTCGGCTGACGCATACCGGGATCGTGTGGCCGTACCAAGGCACGCGCAACGCGGAATTGTTGCACTGTACACGCGAAAGGGTCGGGCGATGGCGGCATACGTGGGGCGGTTGGCGAGCGGCGAGATCATCGTGTCGAAGTTGGACGGCGCCCCGGTGCGCCTGACGCTGGCCGAGGCAAAGCACGTGCTCGACGAGCTCGAACGTGCCGTCTCGGCGTCGGTCGACGCCGAGGTGCGCAAGCTCTCCCGCTCCGACTTCAAGGCCGAGTGATCGCCGTGGTCGTGCGCTTGCCTGTCATCTCGGACGACCTGCCGGCGAGGCCGCGCACGCGCGCGGAGTGCGTCGACGTGCCGAGGCCGTGCCCGTTCGTGGGGTGTCGCTACAACACCTACCTGGACGTCTCGGGCACGGGCGAGATCCGGCTGAACTCCGCGCTCGAGCCCGACGAGGTCGACCCGGCGCTGTCGTGCGCGCTCGACGTGGCCGACGACGGTGGGGCGTCGCTGCGCGACGTCGGGCGCGTGCTCGACGTGACGCGCGAGCGCGCGCGGCAGATCGAGGACCGCGCGTTGCAGCGGATGCAGCGCCTCGGGCCGGACCTCGGCGACCCCCTCGGTGAGGGCGGCGCGCGGGCGCCGACGATGTCGCGCGAGTTCCGGCGCGAGGTGAGGGTCGACGAGGTCGAGGCCGACGAGGCCCCGGACGTGCTCGACCTCGAGCGCGTGTCGTTCTTCAGTGCCGACGAGGCGCGCGTGCTGCGTCACGTCTGGCGCGTCTACGCGCGGCGCATCGGCGTCAGCACGGTCTCGGTGTTCTCGAGGGAAGCGACCGCAGCGCGCCAGCGGCGCGGCGTGTCGGGGTTGGTGTTCGGGGCTGGACGGAGGCGATGACGATGACGATGACGATGCCGGTGTACGTGGCCGCTCCGTGGGAGGACGGCGCGATCGTGCGGATGATGGTGCACTCGGCGCTGGTCGAGCGCGGGCTCGTGCCGACCTCGACGTGGTGCGAGACCGCCGACGGCGCGAAGGAGGACTTCACGCGCCTGACGCGCGCGGCGAAGGCGGCCGCGGCGCAGCGGAACGATCACGACATTCACCGCGCGGAGGTCGTGCTCGTCCTCGCGCGGCCGGGTGCCGGCGGCGAGATGTTCGCCGAGGCGCGGTACGCGCTCGCGCTCGGTAAGCGCGTCGTGTGGGTCGGGCGCGAGATCCTGTCGGCGAGCCGGGACGGCGTCATGCGCGTCGACAACGTCGAGGACGCGTTCGCGGTGCTCGAGAACATGGCGAGGGCGTCGGCGTGATCCCGCGCGGCCCCGCCCTCGACGCCGAGCTTCGGCACCCTTGCGCGCGCTGCTCGGCGCCCGCCTCCGAGCGTTGCGCGTCGTGGTGCCTCGAGATCGACCGCCTGCACGAGCGCTGCCGAGACCTCGAGCGGCGGCTCGCGCGGGTCGAGCAGCGGGACGAGTACCGATGAGCGTCGTCAGCGGCAACGGGTGGACGATGCACCTCGGCGACTGCCTCGACGTCATGGCGACGCTCGACCGCGTCGACCACGTCATCACCGATCCGCCGTACGAGGCTGAGGCGCATACGCCGCAGCGGCGCACACGTGGAGAGACGCATGCGAAAGGGAATCGAGTGCTCCGCGTCGCGCCGCTGTCCTTTGCCCCCATCGACGATGCTACGCGTTCGGCTGCGGCTCATCACGTCGCCAGGCTCTCGCGTCGCTGGTCGCTAGTGTTCTGCCAGGTCGAGGCAGCGATGACATGGCGCGACGTCATGGTCGCGGCGGGGCACACGTATCGCCGGACGTGTGTGTGGGTAAAGCCTGACGGTCAGCCGCAGCTTAGCGGCGACCGGCCTGGCATGGGGTACGAGTCGATCGTAGCCACTCACGCGAAGGGTCGATCAAGGTGGAACGGAGGCGGCCGGCTAGGCGTCTTCGACTTCAACAAGAACGACAACGGCGGACGCAAGAACGAGCACCCAACGACCAAGCCGGTGCCGCTGATGCGGGAGCTGGTCGGACTCTTCACCGACCCGGGCGAACTCATCCTCGACCCGTTCGCCGGCAGCGGCACGACCGGCGTTGCGTGCCTCCGCCTCGGTCGTCGCTTCATCGGCGTCGAGCGCGACCCGCGATACTTCGCCCTGGCCGTCGAGCGCCTGCGCGCCGAGGAGGCAGGCTCGACGCTCGCCGCGGCACGCGCAGGGCAGGAGGCCCTCTTCCGATGACCCTCGCGCTCCGCCCCTACCAGCTCGAAGCCGTCGACGGCGTGCGGCAGCACATTCGCGCTGGCCGGAAGCGCGTGTTGCTCGTCGCGCCGACGGGCGCGGGTAAGACCGTGATCGCGACGCACATCGTGCACGCCTCGACGTCGCTCGGGAATCGCGTGCTGTTCCTGGCGCACCGGCGCGAGCTGATCGTGCAGGCGTGGAAGAAGATCACCGGCTGCACGTGCCCGGTCGGCTTCGACCACGTCAAGACTCGATCCCCTTCGTGCACCGCCGACGCCTCGACGACCGGCGTGATGATGGCGAACGACCCGCGCCGGTGCCCCGTCGCGCCGGTGCAGGTCGCTTCGATTGATACCCTTCGCGCCCGGTCGAAGCCCCCGGCGAACCTCGTCATCATCGACGAGACGCACCGCGCGCTCGCGCGCACGTACCAAGACATCCTCGCGAGCTACGCCGACGCGGCCGTCGTCGGCCTCACGGCGACGCCATACCGCGCCGACGGACGCGGGCTCGGCGAGCTGTACACCGACATGGTCGTCGTGGCGTCGCCGCGCGATCTCATCACCGACGGCTTCCTCGTCGAGCCGCGCGTGTTCACCGTGCCCGCCGCCGACCTGCCCGAGCTGTCGAAGGTGCGCATCAAGGGCGGCGACTACGACGCCGCCGCGCTGTCGGCCGCGGTCGACCAGAGCGGGCTCGTCGGCAACATCGTCGAGCACTGGCTGAAGCGCGCCGATGGCCGGCGCACGGTCGTCTTCGCCGTCGACGTCGAGCACTCCAAGCACATCGTTGCGCGCTTCGTCGAGGCCGGCGTCGCCGCCGAGCACCTCGACGGCACGACGCCGACCGCCGAGCGCGACGCCATCCTCGCGCGGCTCGAGGCCGGGCAGACGAGGGTCGTCAGCAACGTCGGCGTGCTCTGCGAGGGGTGGGACCAGCCGTCATGCAAGTGCGTCGTGCTCGCGCGGCCGACGAAGTCGCTCGGCCTGTTCCTTCAGATGGCGGGGCGCATCCTGCGGCCGTACCGCAACACCGAAGCCTTGATCCTCGACCACGCTGGCAACGTCCTCGAGCACGGCCTGCCGCAAGACGATCGCGAGTTCAGCCTCGACCCTCCCAAACGCCGCCAGAGCAGCAAGGGCGGCCCCGCGTGCAAGACCTGCGAGCAGTGCTACGCCATCGCGCCCGCGGCGGCGCGCGAGTGCCCGGCGTGCGGCGCGCCGTTCGCCATCGCCGAGGACGACAAGACCGAAGAACGCGACGGCGAGCTCGTCGAGGTGCGCGCGGCGACGCAGGACGAGAAGCGCCTCGAGTTCGACCGGCTCATGAAGGTCGCGAGCGAGCGCAACTACCGCGGCGGCTGGGTCTACCACCGCTACCGCGAAAAGTTCGGCGTCGCGCCGCCGGCGGCGTGGGTCAAGGAAGCGAAGGCGGCCATCGTCGAGCGGCCGTACACGGTCGAGGAGAAGCACGCGTATCTCGAGCGGCTGAAGGACGAGCGGCGCGAGCGCGGGCACGCCGTCGAGTGGCTCTACAAGCGGTACCAGGCGAAGTTCGGCGAGAGCGTGCCGGGGGCGTGGATGCTGTCGAGCAGCGGGGGCGTGGCGTCGATCGATCGGATGCTGGGGAGGGTGGCATGGCGAGGCGCTGATCGTGGGCGCATCTTGCGAGAGGGAGGATGCTCCCCGGAGAGCGAACCGGGATGGTCGACGGCGACCATTGGCCGAGCGCCGTGGTGCAGCAACGACTCCGGCGGCACTCCGCTGAAGGTGGAGGGGCCCGCTCCGGTGCACTGCATCCACGGGAAGGGGTGTTGGGCGGAATGCGGCTGCGGGCAGTGCCCGAACTGCGGAAGGGTCCCGGGCGAGCCGTGAGCGAGAAGAAGCGCAACGCGTTCCACGTCGAGCCGTCAACGCACCCTGAGAGCGGCCAGCCCGAGTGGCTGATCGTTGACGACCGTGGCGGGATCTGGGGGTCCTTCTCGAGGCGTCACGCGGCCACCGCATGCCTGAAGGGGTTCGCTTCGATCGGGTTCGTGCCCCGGCCGGTTGTGGTCACAGGTGAAGGAGGAGGCCATGGACAACCCGCGTGAGGAGGCGCGGCAAGCCCGCCGCAAACTCAAAACCACCCGCCGCTCGCGCCGCCCCCCGCGCGTCTCCGACGTCGCCGAAATCCCGTTCATGAAGCACGTGATGCTCGCGCTCGGCGCCCTCCCGTCGATCCGCGTGTGGCGTCAGAACTGCGGCCAGATCCCCGTGCGCGACCGCACCGGGAAGGTCGTGCGCGTGTTCGACCCCGGACCTCCGAACGGCGCCGCCGACCTCTCGGGCATCGTCTTCGGCTCCGGTCGCCGCCTCGAGATCGAGCTGAAGGACGCCGACGGCGAGCAGTCGGACGACCAGCGCCGATGGGAAGCGTTCATCCGGCGCGCGGGCGGCGTCTACGTGCTCGTCTCGTACGACCCGTCACTCGACCTCGACGCGAACGTCGCCGCGGCCGTCGAGGCCGTCCTCGCGGCATGCTGATCGCCGTCGCGCCCACGAAGTTCTCCAAGGGCCTCGGGCGCGAGGGCTCCCGGCCCGACTACAAGAAGATCGAGCTCGTCGAGGCGCTCGAGACCGAGTACGCGACCGACGCGCACCTCGTCGCGTACGTCGACACGTCGACGGCCGACAACTTCCAGCACCGGCTACGGAAGGAAGACCTCGCGGTGCACGCGAACCCGAACGCCGTGCAGCTCACGTGCGTCTTCGTCGACGTCGACAACCCGAACCACGCGAAGTGGACCGACGAGACGAGGGCGGCGGCGATCGAGTCCTACTCGCGCCTCCCGTGGCCGATGGGCGTCTACCACACCGAGCACGGCGCGCGCTTCGTGCTCGTGCTCGCGCACCCGATCCCGGTCAGCCGGGCCGAGGCCGTCATCTACGAGGTGCTGCGCCGCCTTCAGCAAGACGGCTTCGCCCCCGATTGGCACGCGCGCGACTGGACGCGGCACTTTCGCCTCCCGCACGTGCGCCGCGACGGTCGCTTCCGGCGCGCGCCGTACGTCGACCTCTCGCGCCTCGAGCCCGTCGAGGTGTTCGTGCCGCTGCACGCCGTCGACGAGCCCGCGCCCGTGCGCAGGCGCAAGCCCGCGCCGCCGCCCATCGCGTGGACGTCGACGCTTGCCGAGCGGTGGCGGCCGCTCTCGGCGTCGATCTCGACCGCCATCCGCAGCACCGTCGCCGCCGAGTATCACGCGATGTACCTCGCCATCGGCGGCGCGCTCGTCTCGCGCGGCGTGCCCCCCGAGGTCGTGCCCGAGCTCGTGCGCGACGTTGCTCGCGGCGCCGGCTCGTCGAAGCCCGAGCACCACGCGAAGGGCGCCCGCGACACCGTCGCGAAGTACGTCTCGGGCCTCTCGGTGTCCGGCCTCTACAAGCTCGGGCGCGACTATCCGGCCGTCGCCGACGCGCTCGTCGACGCGCTCGAGGACGTGCAGCCGCGGGCGCCGGTCGTCGCGCCCGCCGAGACGCTCGAGGATACCTCTCGCCGGCTCTACGAGACCATCCTGAACGCCCCCGACGGCCTCTCGGTCGTCAAGGCCGAGTGCGGGCTCGGGAAGACGTACGCCGCGCAGCGCGTCGCCGTTGAGCGTTCCAGTCGGCGGCACCTCACCGTCGTCGACTCGACGCGCGCTCCCGTTCACTCGCGCACCGCCATCAGCGTCGACAAGAACGAGCTCGCCGCGCAGGTCGCCGCCGACATCGCGCAGCACGCCCCGGTACGGCGCGTGTTCGGGCCCCTATCTATCAAGGATCCCTCGACGCGCTGTCGGCACTACGACAAGGCCGTCGCCATGGTGAACGGCGGCCAGTCGCTCGTGTGGGAGTTCTGCGAGGGGCGTCGCAAGTCGAGGTGCGAGCACTACGAGGCGTGCACCGTGCGTCAGGGGTTCGTCGACCTCGTGCCCGACGGGTTCCAGGGTACGCCGCGCATCACCGTCGGCCCGCACGCGCTCCTTTCGACGCTCGACGCCGCCGCGACGTCGTCCGGCCTGCTCGTCATCGACGAGCCGCCTCCGCTGCTCGAGACGTCGACGATCACGAAGGACGACGTCAAGCTCGCCCTCGGGCACGTGTACGAGTTCGAGGCCGGCTTCGCCCGCGACATGGCCCCCGTGCTGCTCGCGCTCGAGGCGTGGACGGACGCGCGCACGTCGTTCGCCGAGGTGACGGCCGGGCTCGAGGTCGACTTCGGCGACCTTCGTAGACCGCCGATGCGCTCGAGCGCGGCGCACCGCGCGCGCTCGCACGTCCAGAGCGCCGTCACGCTCGGCGCCGTCTCGCGCACCCTCCTAACGCTCATGCGTGCGCTCTCGAGCGCGCTCGTCGAGGTGCGGCTCGACGAGGACACCGGCAACGTCGTCGTGACGCTGACGCGAGGCGACCTCACCGACGCACTTCGGCGCGACGGTAGCGTCGTCGTCACCGACGCGAACGCCGACTTGCACCTTCCCGCTCTCCGCAAGGTCGTCGGCTACGATCCGCCGCTCTCGACGTTCACCGCTGCCGACGGCGCGCCTGTCGAGCGCACGCACGTCCGCGCCTCCAGCTCATCTAGAAGAGCCTGGTTCGCGCACGGGCGCCTCGTGCTCGATACCGGCGTCCTCTCGGCCGTGCGCGAGGCTGTGTCGTGGGCGCTCGAGCGCCGAGCATCCAGCCTGGGCATCGTCACCATGCGCACCGTCGAGCTCGCTCTGCTCGGTGCGCTCGGCGAGGACACGTCGCGCGAGTGGGCGGCCGCGGCGCAGACGCGCTACGCGGAGACCGTCGCCGCCTTCCGCGAGGCGCTCGCGCCCGCATCTCATCTAGCCATCTGCACCGCGCACTACGGCGCGACGCGCGGCCTGAACAGGCTCGCCAGCGTCGACGCGCTCGCGACCCTCGGCGACCCCTGGCCGAGCGTGCCGCACGTGCAGACCGAGGCGGCGTTCCTCGGCGTCGACCCCGACGAGCGGCTCGAGGCTGTCGCCCGTGCCGAGCTCGAGCAGGCCCACGGGCGCCTCCGCGTGGTCCACCGCACGCGCCCCGCGTACGCGCTGCACGTCGGGCGGGTCGTGCCCGGCGGCGCTGCCTGGTCAAGCGAGGCGGTCGTGCGGCGTGCGCCCGCCGAGGGGCGGCGTCGGGGCGCCGGCACCATGACGCGAGCCGAGCTGTCGAGGGTCGTTGAGGCGCTCGGTGGGGTCGCTGAGGCGGCGAGTGTAGCCGGCTGTTCACGCATGACCATGCACCGTTACAGTGTCGGTGAACGAGAGGTGCCTCTCGGGGTCGCGTCAGCGCTTAGGTCGGCGACCAACGATCAACTACTTACGTCTCTTTCTTCGTCGAATCGATTTGTAACCGAAACACCTATAGAGAAACAGTCTGGCATAAGGGTTTCGGTTACAAACGGTCCCGAACCGTACCCGCCTGGATGGGACGAGGTGACGGGATGATGCCCGTTTGCTGCCACGGGACGGGCCCTAGGACGCGTCCGCACGTCGACCCTGGGGGTTGGTCCGTAGGCGCTTCGCCAAACGCGTATAGCGAGGCGATCCAAGGGGTCGATCCGAGCCGGTTACACCTACATTGCGCTTCGGTTTCATGACAAGGTGCGACATGAGAACGGGAGTTCACAGGTTACAGTGTAAGCAAAAAGCGCACCAGGATATACCCCCTGGGGGTGCGGCAAAAAGGG